TTTTCCATCCGTACCATTTTGTTTCTTTTCCTTTATCATATGGTGGATCAATACCAAACGCCTCATACTGACCCGCAGTGATATCTATGATATTATTGCCATCCTGTACCCACCAATGTTGTTGTGCAATTTCACACGGCGCACTCATCACTTTCAAATTTGCATCCTTAAAGAAGTAATACAATGCCTGTGTTGCATGATAACAATGGCCAAATAAAGGATTACCCATGTTCTCATCCCTATATCGTGGTGGACAAAATTTCATTTCTAAATTATCAACAATCAATTTAGAAACCATATCCAAATCTTCTGGATATTTGTATTGTTCATAATCAAGAATCCATTCAGCCCAGACACGATAATTGCCACTAGAAATCTTTATATACTTTTTATGTTCAACGGATGATGTCAATGTCATCAGCATTCATATTCCATGTTTCAAGTTCAGTTCTTAGTCTTCCGTCAGCCTTGAGGTTTTCAAAACGATTAGAGGCTTTCTTTCTCCACCAATCTACAACGCCATCAAAACTGTAACGGTCATAGTTATCCTTCTTGCGTAGTTCATTCGTTTCCATGTTCATGTATTCTTTTACATTGTCAAACCCGTAATCTGACATATACGCACGTTTCTGTTCAGTCAATCCCTTTGCATCAAGATAGGTCTGTACGAACTTAGTATAAGCATCATCGTCTACACCCTTGAGAGAGGCCTTGATAATACTTATCATCTTTGTCTGTGTCTTCAACTTACGACTCGAAGCTTCTGGATCAATCAATGGTTCACCGTTCTTGGACTCAAACCAATCTTTCAAACGATGGTAATTGTCATCATTGATAAGTGGGGCGAAATCAGATACAGTTTCTCCCTTGTGACGTAGAAATGGTTTCATGCCATCATACTGCGAACTAGACTTTGTAGAGCCATAAAGCGAGGTGGTTTCGAACATACAGAATGGGCCACCATACTTCTTATCAAGCGTGTCCTTTGTCAAGTGTGAACAACAGATTGCAGCCAATAACTTGCCACCAAGATAGTTGAATCCGAATGGTTGTGTTGGTACGATAATGAAACCCATGATTGTAGAGTCATTAAACCGTTTCATTACATCTGCACTAAGAGTATCCAGTGGTTTACCCAGAAACATATTGCGAGGCTTTGAGTTGATGGTAGGCGAACCAAGGCGAATAAAACCAGCAATCTGGCCAGTATTCTTCTCATACACAACCCACTTGATAGACTTACCCGGCACAGATACCTCTACTGCATGTGAGGTGACAATCTCCAGATAGTTCACGAATATCTCATTTGATACCTCACGGCACTCAAACTCCATATCTTTTGGATGCATGGTGAAGTCATTGAACATATCATCTTGCGGGCCTATACCGGGCAGGGAAGTAGGGTAATTGGACATTCTCTCAAGTTTGACCTTGCGAAGATAATCATCAATCCTACCGAAACTGGAAAAGTAATCCACAAACACATTCGCTGCATAAAGCGCATCTTGTTTGTCAAGTATCATCCGAAAAAGCCCTCTAAACTTCCAATTTCATCGTTTTTAAGTATCCACTGCAACTTATCTGTTATCACCCGAAGGGGTTCAAGAAACGATTTCTCATATTGCTGATTATAGTCAATTTTACTCATAATGTCAAGTTCCTTTGGGATTTTTGTTATGAAAGAAAATGCACTGGCCTGATAGATGTTTGGTTCCTGCATATGAATAAATTTTACCTTGTCACCCTCTTGGATATAGGGATACTTGTTACCCAGTTTGTTTTTCTCCACCAGATGGTTATATAGGATAGCTCCTTTAACATGAATGGGAGTCCCCTTCAAGAACAAACGATCTGTACCACGAAACTTCTTCACCCCATTACATGAACGGGGATATGCAATATCTTCTGCTGGCAATGCCATGAACTCCTCACGAAAATTTTGAATAAAGTTATTGAGTTCCTTCTCATCACCATCCATGATAATCTTGATTGCTTCCTTCAACTTTGCACGACAGGGTGCCGGAGTAGATGACTTGACTGCCTCGATACCCATAATCTTCAGCTTGGGTTCTTTGAACCGCACACCTTCCATATCATACAGGTTTAGGATGTACCTCTTCTTAGCAGTCCACACACCCTTGTCAGCGATGGCCTCACGACCCATCTCCATCTTCTGTTCATATGCGTTGGTTACTTTGGCAAGAGCTTGATAAGATTTATCAAAAAAAGGTTCCAACTTCTCTTTTGCAATCTTATCCAAGAAGGTGACAATAGTATTAGTGTCTGATCCCTCTTTGAACACGCTATTAACCAACCTGTCAAAAGTAATGTATAGCGAATCCGTGTCACTAGCAACAACGTAATCCACGTTTTTAGTTTCCAAGATTTTATTAAGATAAATGTTGATGCTTTTTTCAGCCCACCGAATAGACAACTGGCCACTCGTTGTAATTGCGGTGGCAACCAAGAGATCAAAATACCTAAAAAAATTATTACCAATAGCACCATACGCAGAATTAAGAGAAATCTTCTTTGCCATTTGGATATTGTTGTACCGGGCAATGTCTTTAAGTAGAGTTTTCTCACCAGTGTTCTCATATTCTTGTTGAGCGTCGAGCATAAGTCTTTTATATTTGACACGATCATTGTATATACCTTCCATTAGTTCTGGCAAGAACCCTCGTTTATCCTTACGAAAGAGCGCACCATTTGGTGTCTTACAATACTCAGTATCATTCTCGACCCTACCCCCTTCTAGAATTTTATCTACCATTCCCTCTACAGGTTTGATGTCGCCATTCATCAGAGTCTCTGGTGAGATGTTGTATTGCATAATAAGATGTGGATACAGGGAGTTCAAGTCGAAAGACATAACCCAGTTATGCATACCCACCTGTGGGTCTTTTACATAAGCCCCCTCGAACTTCTCTACCTTCTTATTATCTGTCTTTTGAGGAATCACAATGTTCCTCTCACGCAGATAGTTGTAAATCACTATGTCCCAGTAACGCACTGTGCCAAGCACATCTGTAAAGTTGACCTTTGCATCATACGCCATCGTCAATGCAAGCTCAATCAGTTTCATCTTGTCTTCAAGGCGGTCAACAATTTCAACGTCTTGAATGTTGTATTCAATGAACGACTGATAGTCCTTGGTATACCACTCACGAAATGTTTCGAAAGGATTACCATCCTTACGTTCACCCAGCTCCACAAACGCAATGTGGTCAAGGCGATAGGATTCCTGATTGGTGTATGTGAACTTTCGATACAGGTCAAAGTAATCAAGTGCAGAAATACCGTCAAGGGTGTATGTTTGATGAGTGCGCCCCATCTTATATACTTCACGGGCAAACACGTTCTTCCAAGGGGACAGACGTTTCGTCTCTTCCTCATCGAAGACGTTACGAATACGATTGACAAGATAGGGAATATCGAAGAACTCAGTATTCCAGCCGGTCACAATATCCGGCGTATGGTTCTCCCAGAATACTAGGAACTCCTTCAACAGATGAACCTCGCTCTCACACTGGACGTAAGTTACATCCTCACGATCAGTGACGAACTCACCAATGCCCCACACAACGATGCGTTTGGTCTGGTGGTTCTTGATGGTGATAGACAGCATAGGTTCTGCTGCATCTTCAGGCTTAGGAAATCCATTCTCACACTCCACCTCAATATCGATGGTGACCATGAGCATCTGGTCCATGTCCCAATCAACCTGTTTGGGATACTCATCAGCAATCCAGCAATAGGGATACTGTGTGTTACCATAGATAATATCTTGGTTTTCACGATTAGAAACCCAATTTTTGGCTTCCTTGATGGATTCGAAATTATGCGGCTGAACACTCTTACCGTCCAGAGTTTTGTATCCAGTCTCCTCACGGGTATTGACTAGATCAAATAGTGTGGGTTCATATTTGACTCTACGAGAAGTGCGTTCGCCATTCCTGACCTCACGGACAAGAATGGAATTTCCATATTGCAGGACATTGGTATAAAAGTTCATTATAAGAGTATATCAGGTTTTTGTAGATTTGTCAAGGACATATTTGGTAGTAACAACATATTTTCTTTGAGGGTTGACGATAACATTCAGTATTCTCATCATTTTACGGTTCATCAAAACATCTGTGCCCATCCTATACCTATCATCTAATCCAAATTGTACCTTACCATAATTGGTTCCAGAAAATTCAAATTCTAGCTCTACTACCGGACGTTCATCCTCACCACCACCAGTAACCGAAACATATTCACTAACTAACTTAGTTGTTATAGTTTTACCACCATGTGTAAAAGTAATTTTCCCACCACTGATTTCTATATCTTCTGCATGAAGGACAGAAAATTTGTAGTTACCCGTGTCAAATTTTGCTGACATTTCACCAAATGGTTTTATGGTAACAACTTCTTCCCAGCCACATTCTGTAGGAACAGAATATCTAAATTCTGGGTTATCAAAATGTTTTATAACTTCCTTAACGATATTCTTCTTATTAGCTTCTTCAATACCTTCAGTGCCCGGCGAACTATTTACTTCTAGAATATATGGTGGGTCTTTCTTTGTATTTTCTGAGGGGATAAAATCAACAGCAGTAAACAAACCACCGATTGCTTTGGCAGCCAGAAGACATTGTTCAATTTCAAGATCAGATAACTCATAGGTTTTAACTTCAGCACCCTGAGAATAATTGCTTCTAAAATCTCCTTCTAAAACATCCCTCTGCATCGTTGCAATAATCTTACCCCCCAACACTAATACACGAACATCAAATTCTGTCTTGATATATTCTTGAATAAGAAGATCAGCTTGACTATCCTGTTTGAATAACAATTGTATGAGAGAATTTAATCCTCTTTCTGATTCTATAAAAAGAACACCAACACCCTTAGACCCCCTTAGAGTTTTCATGATGATAGGGAATTTAGTATCTAGATTTTTAAATGCCGTTTCAATTCCATCTTCATTTGGAATTAAAACAGTTTTGGGTTGTGTTAATCCAAAGTCCTGTAGTCGTAGATATGTGCGATATTTGTCACTAGCAAGCTCCATGCAATCTCTACTATTAACCACACAATAACCAGCATTTTCTAATTGTGATACTAAGTCAAGCCAACTATCTCTTTCTGGTGTTCCTCTAACAAAAACAACAGTGTCATTAACGTGGATTTCAAAACCTTTATCATCATCAGATTTATGTACTGTCCGAATACCATTTTCAAATTTTGTATAAGTACCATCCATACCAGCAACGTAAATAGGATATCCAAGCTTAGTAGCTTCTTCTTCCATTCGTTTAGCAGTAATAGCCTTATCGCCCTTTTCAGTTGAGATGACAAGAACACGATATTTCTCGTCTTTGGCCTCAGTGATGAATGATTTGAACTTTTCCATTATAGTTATAATTTAATCAAAGGAAGAATATCCTTTGCAAGTTTTATCCCTGCTTTATTATCTGAAGGATAATGCCAACCAGCCTTAATTCTACCTAAACCACTTTCATTTGCTGCATCAATAAGACCTTTTCTATGGCCTGGATATTTTTTTGCATAATACTCAGCTACAAGTCGAGACTGCGTACTATGACCAGCTGGATAAGATGGTGTTATACCCTTATCAGTATCTCTATCCATTGACTGTTTTATTTTAATACCCAGTGGTTCCTCTAACTGATACGGCCTAGCTCTCAAAAATACATTTTTAAAATGTCTAGAAATTTGACCGCTAATATCAGTCAACTCATTAACCACATTTACATCCCATGATAATTTATTTTTGTCCATATAATCACGAATTGCTTGGGTTGCAACCATATCATGAGATAGAATACTAAAATCGTCAGTTGTGGTTCTTGATTCTGTTTCTCTTTTTATCGTCATCATCTCAGACTTTACTTCATCCGAACTATTCATTGGTGGAGATTCAACCACAATATCTCTCCACTCCGAACTGACATTTTCTGGGTCTTTATCTGGCTTGGGTTTTGACTTTATACTGTCAATTTTTATTTTTAAGGTAAATGACTTGAATTTTTTCATTAGACTTCTTTTTTCTTTCCAATGTTGTATTTAGTTTCCAACGTCCAATCGTTCTTCTCTGAATAAGACAAAACTTTAATTTGACTGAGAGGAGCAAGTTCACCAATTTCTCCAATGGCGGTAATAAGACCCCAATCCTTTAACAGATTAGTAATCGTATTCCTACGAGAAATATCGTTGATTGTAAGGTTTGTATCCTTACCATCAAGAGCAAACAACTCCTTGAAGTGTACAATAAAATATCTACCCTGCTTATGCAGAATATGACATGATTGATATAGTTTCTTTTCTTTACGGGATGCTACCCCAATTCGTGACAGTGTTTCACGGACTTTAAGAAAGTCATCAGGTTCTTTCAACCCAATTTCTAACATCTGATCCGGTGTCCAATTAATCTCTTCCATTTTTTCCACCTTTATATAATTTTCTTTTTATGGTAGAAATTTGTTCATCAGTCAATATATCAAGAGCAGACTTAGCCTTTACATTATTATATCCATAGAACTCTTTAACATATTCTAGATTCTCTAATTTCTTCGCCTTCAACCACGGGGTAAATCTCTTCCTTGGCCTCAGACTATTTATCAAAAAATCAAACTGTAGTTTCTTATCCACATTTGGTAGTTGGTTAATCTCATTTACCAACATAATGGTATCAGAAAATGGTGCAACACATTTGTTTATGATAAATGGGGGGTATTTCCTCTCCCATTCCTCATCATCACCGTCCATGAGAGGCTCTTTAGTCTGATTAACTGCTTTGAGATAGTCTTTCAATTCATACATTAATCAGCAAACCCCTCACCATTTTTCCAATGATGGAATCTATGACAAAATACCACCCATAATAAAGAGGTTAAACTATCTGCTGTATACGTTCCATTTTTAACTTTCAATTCATACATTATAAACCCCTATTCATCTTAATTGAAATTCCATCGACTCCTTTGAAGTCGTTTATTGTACGGAATTTCAATTTAGCATTAGCCTGTTCATCTTGATTTGCTTTATTCAATATCAATAGATCAATCCTTAATTGATCATCCTCCAGATTATCAATATTTGTTGTTCTAGGGTGTGGTATTGTGCAAAATAGAAAGGATATTTCCTCTGCCCGTTCACCAATAAGATTACGAACTTTATCTCTATCTACAGTCATCTGTGGTTTAAAATATGTAGTGCCATATACCGAATGAAACAAACCAGCATCCTGTAGATATTCTGGTGCGTCCCACTCTCTTAACATATCATGAACCCTTATAAGATGTTCCATTAAAGTTCTACCACTATGTTTTTGTTTAGAACACCCAATAGACTCTAGGAAATCATTTTTTATAGTAGTCGAGTCTGTCAACATTTCCTGCTCCAACATAAAGTTTAAAAACAACAACAGGTCTTAACTCATAACAGAATTTAGATACAGGCATTGCTTGATGTTTATTATGTGCAGGGAAAACCAATAGCCTGTTACCAATATAGTTACAAAACCTATTAATATTTTTACCCTCATCATCCCAGATTGCAGTGCCACCCAACCACTCTGGTTTCCAATCTAATCGGGGATAATACATCATAGTAAAATCGCCATCATCAGAATGCATATGTGGTTCTACACCATGAGTATGAGCATTCAGATACAAACGCCTCCATCCAACGATGTTATAATCTTTTTTCAAATTTAGTTTATATGCTGCCGCTTGCCAAATATCAAGTAGAAAGTCAAACCCATTACTAATAACCCCTTCTTCAGTTTTTCCACACAAAACATGCCAGTGGGGTTGTATTCCTATCTTTTTATTGGAATTATAATCATACTTCCAATGCACTTCTTTGAGTTTAGCATCTATATATTCAGCAACATGCGGCTCTAATAAGTTGTCAAAAATTTCACAACATTTACTAGCAGGGGGAACAAATTTTATTTGTGATGCAT